TTGAAGATTGGATTTCCAAAGCCTATACGAAAGGCCGAACTGCGAGTGTGTTCTTCTGCGTCTCGGTGTTACACGCCATCAAAATGGCAAAAACATTGAAGGACTTGGGGGTAGCCGCCGCGTGCGTTACGGGAGCGACTCCCAACGACGAACGCGAAGCGATCTTACGACGCTTCAACGACGGTGAGATTCACGCCCTCTGCAACGTAGGCGTCCTGACGGAAGGCTGGGACGCGCCGCGTACCGATTGCATCGCTTTACTGCGCCCGACCAAGAGTCTGGGCCTGTACGTGCAGATGTGCGGACGTGGCATGCGTCCCTTTCCAGGCAAGGAGAATTGTTTGATGCTGGACTACGGCGAGAACATGATACGCCATGGCTGTATTGACGAGGCGGTCCCCGCCGATGAGGGCTTTCAGCACCGTATCCGCATTTGTCCCGAATGCGACGCCATTAATGCTTATGTGGCCAAAGTATGCTGTGAATGCGAAAACGTCCTTAAACGTCGCGTATCGAGTTCCTACACGCCTTTATACAAGGAACCCAGTGTGGCTTCCAAGAATAAAGCGGGCAAAGGCTACATCCTCTCCGATGAAAAAGACGGCAGCGTACGCGAACCGTCTAAGGAAAGTATCTCTAATGTGTACGCACGCATACACACGTCCAAGCAACAGAACACTTATTGCCAGCTGGTCCTGGAGACCGGCGACTCTTTTGCCCATCGCATGCTGCCGTTGATGTTTGAGCATCCGCGCATGAAGTACGTCACGCGTAACCGCTGGCGTCGCATGACCGGGCAGAACCCACCGAGCAGCAGTGACGAAGCCGTGGCGCGCGTTAATCAAGGCGCCTTAAAGCATTTAACTCACATGCTCATTACCACCGAAGGCCAATACAATAATGTTAAGGCCGTTTATATCGACAACAGGAGGATAGATCTATGAACTTAATTGAATCACTGGACCAGGCACTGGTCAACGAAAACGAACCTTACCGCGCCCACCTCGGCTTCAGCCAGATTGGCAGCGAAGACGAGCGTAAGCTGTGGCTGCAATTCCGTTGGAGCTTTCCAGCGGGATTAGGCGGACGTATCCTACGCCTGTTTGACCTGGGCAATCACATCGAGGATCAGATTGCGGAAAATCTCGGCAAGGTAAAAGGCATTGAGATTCACGCCAACGATAAAAACGGCAAACCGTTTGCCCGTTCTACATTAGGCGGACACTTTGCGGGGTCCATCGACGGCATCGTGCGCGGAGTAATGACCGATCGACCTAACCAACGTATGATTTTGGAAGTCAAATCCGCTAACGACAAACGATTTAAAGATCTTGTTTCACGTGGAACATATCGCGGCTGGTCCAAAGAATACTCCGTCCAGATCGATTGTTACATGAGTATGTTTAAGACGCCTTACACCTTAGTGGTGGTATGCAACAAGAACACTTCCGCCCTCTACACCGAGATCATCGAAGAACAACCCGAAGTATTCAGCGAAATGAAAAGCAAAGCCAAGTATCTGTTGAAGAGTCAACGCCCACCCGATCTGCTCTATCCGCCTACGGATTACCGCATCAAGTCCTACATGACGCCACAGCAGCAGCGCGTTTACCTCGGGCGCGAACTGCCACCCGATATTAATTGCCGCAACTGTCGCTTCAGTAAACCCGTTCTCAATGGCAAAGACGCGTCCTGGGAGTGTCTGCGTAAGGAGAAGGAACTGACCGTGGACGACCAGCGTGAAGGCTGTGGCCAACACCAGTGGATTCCACACCTAGTACCGTTACCCGTCCTCAAGGTGGAAGCAGACCGCGTTCTCTATAAGAAGGACGAACAACTGTTGATTAACACCGACGACGCCGCTTCCCACAGCTCCGGCGACCATTACAGCAGTGCCGATTTGCGTGAGCTATCCAAGGCGGATTTTAATAAAGAGTTGCTAACTAAAGTAAAATCGGTTAGGGATGCAGTTGACGGCTCCATTACTAGCGTGCAATCTACGGGGACTTAACTGCATGAATGAATGTATGAATAAAAGCGACCGGCTGAAAATTCTCAGTCCTTATGCGGACAAACTCTATGAAATCGTCACCGTGGCTGCCAATGGGGGCATTCCCTATGAGGACCTGCAAGCCTGGGCAAGCGACGTGGTAGAGATCATAGAACCGCGATTGACTGGGAAAAAATTTAATCCAAACCCATTAACTTCTCTAACTCCTTCTGACGCAGAGCAATAGCTGCCGCGCTTTGCGGTGCTTGCGTTTGCGCACGATACGGCGCTGGTGGTTTGTAAGGTTCGGGCGGAGGCTGATAATAAGGACGCGTAATGGTTTCACGCGGCAATATAGGTTCCCTGGCACTTTGAATAAACTCTTGACGTATCTGTGCTTCTGGGAACATGGTAGCGCGATGACTCTCGGTGTTGGCTTGCATGTAGGCCAACGTTTCTTCCGAAGGAAAATAAGGGATGAATCGACCCGCCATGATGTCATCCACGTGCGTTACCTTGGCCTTCTTTAACTGACGGCGAATCACTGGGTCTGAGATTCCCAATGTTCTGGCGTCTTCAATAGCCATGGCCAGATCTCTCAAAGCTCGAAAGCGTCCTTCATTAGACGCCACGTAGGCTTTGGCTACACCTTCGGGATCTACCACGTTGGGATTACGCACGGCCTGATTAAAAATAGAAGCGGCTTGACGCACTTCATCATTGGCTTCAAAGCCACGGTAAAGGATCGTACGTTCTACCGCAGGCTTCATTACTTTAAAACCCGTCAACGCTTGACCTATTTCAGTATAAGGATCCAACTCTTCTCCGCTTTTACTGAGCGAACGGTCGGGGGCTAACAAGCCAGCTCCGGACATGACCGAGCGGGGAAAATCTTTCAGATCAGTAGTCACATAAAACGGATCAGCGGCTGTGCCTTTTAAACGCACGGGTGAGAAGTTAGGACTCAACGTATTGAAAATATGGGCCATTGATTTAGTGGTCTTTAATCCCAGTGGATCAGCGTCGTTATAAACCTTACGGCCGTACACGGTTTGATTACGTGCCAGGTCAACGACAGCTGCGGTCAAAATTGACTCATCGAAGAATGGATTAAGCAATTCATTAAGTGCGCCCGTGCCTTCAGTATTAAAGATGGAGTTCATAGCAATGGTGGATAGTTCTTCGCCACTGGTAACGCCATTATTAAAAGCATTAAACACCGCATTGAAAGGTCTGCGCAGATATTCGTAAGGATTCGTGTAAGTAAAGTTATAGAACTCAGTGATGTTGCCTTGTTTATCGGTAGCGATGGGGACTAAATCGGCGTTACGTTCCCACGGTGCTGCGAAACTACGCTTGTAAGCATCCACTTGTTCATCGTCTGCCCCGGTCATGTATTTACCAAATTCATAAACTCCTTTCGGTACTAAAGTGGTAACTGCCATACCCCCCATTAAGCGACGCATGCCGATGGCTTGTAATTCAGGAAGCCCACTCGCCAGTTCATCGATGGATCGACTCAGCGAATTGGTGGTGGTCCTCATTATTTCTGCTGGAAAAGCAATAAAGTTTCCTAATGGCGCAGCCCGCAAACGTTTGATGAACTGGGGTACGCGATTGTAATTAGGCACCGTATTTTTTACCACGTCCGCCGATACGCTCTGCACAATCTTAGCTTGATCGGCTAGGGGAATATCACTCCAGCGTTGTCCCAAATATTTAGCTAAGTCAGGGTCGGGACCGCCCAACAGTCCACGTTGGAATAAGGGACCATCAATTATTGTATCGGGAGATTTCTTTAGGGCATTCATCAAACGCCCTTGTTCCATTTCCCAACTGTAGACTTTCCACACGTCATCACCACCTTGATAGGTACGCGCGGCAAAATCATTTCGGCGGCGTCTTACCCAGTCTATTCCTTTGCCAGCAAACTCTCCGGCCTCGGCACCCAATGCTTTACTCGCGTCGTCAATCACTCCGTCAATTTCCGATAAACGTGCGCCCGTATTAACCACTCCGTGTCTTTGCGCATCGGCGTAGTATTCGCCCATGCGTCCTTTGTTTTGACGATTGAGCGCATCGAACACCGTCATCATGGAATCTTCAAGCGTACGAAAACTACCGACGTTTCCATTCAACAGGGGAAAGGCAGCCGCACTGGTGACGTTACGCATCTGCGTAACTGGGCTATACACGGTTTTACCCATTTGCGTTAAACCTTTGCCCATAAGGAAATAGCCATACCAACGCCACCCCAACGGCGCATCAGTCCAGTTATTAGTGATGCCCAGG